AATATCGTGACGATGATTACATATGTAATGGTGAATGTGAATGTGGTGAATGTGATGGTAAAACAGAGCTTATGATCACTTTATTTAATGAAAAGTGTAGTATTTCTGTTCTAAATGTAAAATCAGAAAATATAAATGAGATTAGTATAGAATTTAATAATTGGATTGAACAATTTGTAGATCGATCTTATAAATTATGTAGATGTAAAAGATGTTTTACTGTTTTAGACAATGCATGTATTGATTGCTTTCCATTTTTACAAAGAGGAGAAGAAAATTGTTGTATTTGCTTATTAAACGAAGTTGAAATATGGGTCGAATTAAAACCATGTAATCATAAAATTCATGAATATTGTGCAGAAAATTTAGAAAAATGCCCTTTATGTAGATGTGAAATTAAAACACGTGAAAGAATATAAAAAAAGAATGAAATTTTTATTATTAATTTTAGGTATAGTCAATTCATTTTGACAAAAATTTAAATGATATCTAAAAAAAAGGAAAAAGAAAATTGAATTTAAAGAAAAACATTTCTTTAAATTAACAACAACAAAAAAATGACTGACATTATTGAACCCTTAACAAAGCAATTGTTTTTTCCAGAATTTGAAGATATAAAAGTTTCAACCAAGACTTTTATTGTTATGACAAATTTAGTGATAAATCTAAAGAATTTGTTTGAGTTTCTTCCCATAACAGAGTATGCGTTTGTACCTAAAAAAAGAGGCCGCAAAAAGAAGAATAATCAAATAAATCCGAATAAAAATGTTCCACCGGGTTCAATTGTTACTATGAAATATGAAAATAATATTAGGGGGATCGATTTAAAACAGAAAAAGTCACATGCAAAGAAGAAGAAAAGTAAATGGTTTCGAAACTCTTTCACTGTTGTAATTATTTTAGACGATAAACCTATTAACTTTAAAATTTGTCAAAATGGAAGGTTTCAAGTAACCGGAGTAAAACACGATAGACAAGTAGAAGAATGTATAAAATGCATATGGTCTCACATCAAAAATGAGGAAGAAAACATTTTTAAATTTACATCTGGTGATTGCTTAGAGACCATATTTATACCTGCAATGAGAAATATTGACTTTAGCATCGGATTTCTTGTCGACAGAGAAAAACTTGCAAAATACATGAGTACACAGACAGAATTTCATTCTTTACTCGAAACATCATTCGGTTATACAGGTGTAAATATCAAGATACCCTTAAATAAGGATATAAAAACGATGGAAATTAAAAAATTTACTTTTAAAGATGACAATATAATCGAATCTTTCATGAAATATGAGGATTATCTTAAGCTCCTTCCTGAGAAGGATCAACAAAAAAAGATAAAAAAGGAACGCTATAACACCTTCTTAGTTTTTCATTCCGGAAGAACAATATATAGCGGCCTTTCCTCCCTGTTTATGAGGGACTCTTACTACTATTTCCTTGAAATTATTAAGGCATCTTACGAGCAAATTGAGGAGCGTTTAGACGCTTAATTATGATTTTACACTAAATAAGTATAAAATCAGGTGAACATTTTAAGATAAAAACTTTTCAACTAATCGAAAATGAAAAATTGATTTCGATTACTATTTAAAGAAATAAGATCTAAGATAAAAAATGGAAAATAAAGACGATTTCGAAATAATTATTGAAGAATCTTCAGATAATCAAAAAAATAATGAATTGACTACTTATTCTTATATAAGTAATGGACTATGTTTTGAATATTTTATTGGTTATGAAGTTGCATCCCTTTTAGGATATAAAAGTCCCAAAGATACTGTAACACATAATGTATCAAAATCAAATCAATTGGTTTTTCGTAGTTATCCTGGTTTAAAAGAACCCAAATTAGATCCTAGAGTTATTCTAATAACAAGAGACGGAGCAATTGAACTTCTTATCAAAACAAGAAAACGTTTGACTCCCGATGTGACTCATATGCTAAAAGAATTTGGTATTGAGACAACAAATCGAAAATGTTTAACTAAAGAACAGCAAACATTATCAGCAATAGCTAATGCATTCAAGACTGATAAAATAGAAGATCAGTTTAAAATAGGATCTTATTATTTAGATATGTATTTTCCTGAGTATAAAATCGTAATTGAATGTGATGAGAATGGACATGCTGATAGAAAACCTTATAAGGAAAGGGATAGAATGGATTATGTGAATAAAGAATTTAATATTGACGATTCTAGTTGGATAAGATTTAATCCTGATGAACATGATTTTGATATGTCAAAAGTAATAGGACGAATAATCAGAAGAATCAATCAATATAAAGAAGAAAAAGTTGAACTTGAAAGAAAAATATTTGAAGAGAAGCTTTTAGTTAAACAACAAGAAAGAGAAAAACTTGAAAATGAGTTAAAACAACAGAGAATAAAGAATGCACTAGAATCTCATCCTAAAGTTGAAATAGAAATTCCTGATATTAAATTAGAAATGGATGAAACTACTGCGAGAATTCGAGCTCCGCCTAAAGAATGGTTGCTAAATAAATTAAAAAGTCATACTGTGGAAGAAATTAGTAGAATGTTTGGTATATCACAAAAACCAACTCGTAAATGGATTACAGAATATAAGATCGATCTAAAAAAAATTCAAGAAGAAAAAAAATCAAAAGTTTGGTTTAAGGAAGATGTACTTGCATTTTTATCAGAAGGTCTATCATATAATGAAATAAAAGATAGAATGTCGCTTACTTTAAGTAAAGTAATGGAACTGATGGCTGAATTTACAAAAGATGAATTATTAGAACAGTTTAAAACTAAAAATCAAACTGAAGTTTCAATGCATTTTAACATGACCAAGCATAATTTGAGAAAATTGTTGGTAAAATATAGTCTTGATACAACCACATTAAACTCTAAATTACCGAAAATAACAAAAGAACAAATAACTTCTTTGATGAGTAATAATCATACAGTAGAAGAAATTTCTTCTATTTTGGGTACGACAGTTTTAAACATTGAAAAACAGATTAAAGCACATAATATTTTAAAAATTCCATCAAAAGAAGAATTAGAACCACTACTTTTAACTATGAGTAAAGATGATATTGCAGCTAAATATAAAACAACTCGAACAACATTAAGAAAATGGATGAAAATACATAGTCTTGATAATATTCGTTGTCAAACTGTGAATCGTCTAATAATAGTAACTCAAAATAATATAGAAATAACATATGAATCTATGGTAGAGCTTGAAAAAGAACTAAATATGAGTCATTCTAAAGTCGGTAAATGTATAAAAAATAAAGAAAAATATAGAGGATTTGAATTCAGATATGCAGATGAAGATGAAAGTACGGTCGAAGAAGATGAAGAATGCGAAGAAAAAGAAGATGATGAAGAGTCGGTTTGTATTGAAGCTTAACAAATATTTTTTATAACTTATTTACAAGTTATAAAAATTTTAATAATCGTTTTCTTTTGTATATCATTTTTTAATATATAGTGTATTTCTTATACTTTTTCTTTTAATATGTACTTTAATACTGCGTTTCTTATCACTTTTATGTCCTTTACTCATTTTTTTCTTGCTATGTACTTTACTACGTTTAATTTTTCTAATACTTTTTCTTCTACGTTTCTTATTACTTTTTCTTTTAATATGAATTTTACTATTTTTTTTTGAATTATGTTTTTTACCATCTAAATATGGATTGCAATTTAAATTATGTTTAAAATCATCTACTGATTCATCTACTGATTCAAAATTTAATTCACTTACCGAATTTTTATCTTCCGATTTTTTTTCAAGTTCTTCTTCATAAGATACAATATTATATATTTTATCATAGTTTTTATTTCTGTTTAATAGTTTCTCTATTACTTTATTTTTATTTTTTTTCAACTCATCTTTTAAAATTTCATTGTCTTTTAAATTTTTATCAGAAGGTATCAATGCGTTCAATACAATGTTATATTTATTTTCCACAAATTTATATTGAATATAATGAATTCTTGGTATATCTTTCATTTCTTCTTTACATCTAATTGTTAAACTTACCCAATCTTTTTTATCTTTAATTGTAGGCATAGGAATATAATCAATTATTATATCAATAAATTTATCTAAAAATAATTTATATTCCTCTTTAGAAGTAGGAGCCCATGCTATCTTTGATTCAAGATGATGATTAAATTCTCGTCGTTCAAATTCAGTTTTTCCTATACTTTTCAAATAATTATTATATCGTTCTCTAAACTCTTTATTAAATTGTATTATCGATCGACAATTAAAAAGTTCTGGTTTTTCCTTTATTAGTGTTGCTCTAATTTCACAAAGTTTATTAGTGTTAGCATGATCATCATCGGTACCTATTACCTTTCTTTTCTTTTTTTCGGGTTCACCAGTTTCCATTTATAAAATAGAAATAAAAATAAATTTAAATTTTATTCTGTAAAATTTTTATAAATGATGAAAAAAAAAATTCTAGTTTTTTACAAATTTATAAATTGGATATTTTCCAACCTGTGAATTAGCTTTATATAAAAATTCTAGATTTAAATTATTCGTACTTGCAAATTCATCCACTGCTTTTGTTGTTCCTGGATGACATGAACTATAATCATCCCCTAATAACCACCCTCCTTTTCTAACTTTTTTCCACCAAAATTTCAAATCATTTTTTACAGCATCGTAGCTATGATCTGCGTCAATAAAAACTGCATCTAAACTTTCATCAGGTATTTGTTCTATAGTGATAGTTGTACTTGGTTGTCTGAACCAGATGTATCTATCGTCGTATTTTTTCAAATGTGTTTTTATATTTTTAGTAAGTTTTTCAAAACCACCAAAATCAATTACATCAGATGCAAAAGCATCTTCATAGTATTTCATAGGGTCAATTAAATATAATTTTTCAATATTTGTATTATCTAAAATTTGCCTGGCATGAAAACCATAACCAATACCAACTTCAGCGCAATTTTTAAAATTATTTTCATTTATAACAGTTGAAAATACACCGTAATAATAAGGAGCCCAACCACCTTCATTTTTCCAAATATTGATTAGTTCAGAATAAAATTTGTCATAAACTTCAATATCCATTTTTTATTTTATACAAAATTTTAAATATAGTTTAAAATAAAATGAACATAATAGCAATAATTATATTATTAATATTTGTATCTGTAGCAGTAATAGTTGTATCTGTAGTAGTAATAAATACTATTTTACCATCTACTAATACACCTTCATCTACTACTAATACTGATTATACAAAACCAACTCCAACTTCAACACCAACTCCAACACCATCTACTAATACACCTTCATCTACTACTAATACTGATTATACAAAACCAACTCCAACTCCAACACCATCAAGTAAATGTCTTACAGGTGTTTTTGCAGTAGTAGACATGTATCCACCTACTGTAGAAATACTTGAAAAAATAATATGGACAAAAGGTAAAGCTGTAAATGATATAAATGAATGTAAAAATAATTGTGATAAATACGAAGGTTGTAAATCTTATGTCTATCACTCTAATGATAAATTATGTTGGTTAGGTAGTAATTCTACGTTCGAAACTGGTAAACCACCTTATAATCAATATTATACTAGTTGCTTAAAATAAATCATTTAAAAATTCTGAAAAACATAAATACGAAAATTTTCTTCATGACACGAATATTTTTTTCAATTGACGAAAATTTTCTTCAAACAAATTTTTTAAAGTTTTCTAATTTTGGATTTATACCATCTAAAAAAATTCTACACACACATGATTTTTTAAAAATATGATAAATTTTATTTTCAAGTACATTTTAAGTAGAAAAATGAATAATTCGAAAACGAGATGTATTTTGATCTTTAAAAATCAACCGATTTGACATTTTTGTGCCAAATCTTACATTTTCCCGTCAAATTGACTACGATCGACCTTAAATAACACATCTTTCGATTTTGAAATTTTAATTTTAAAAAAGACAGTTTTTTTAAAAATTTTAATATATTTTAGATTTATTATTCTAAAAAAAAATCTACACACACACATTTAAATTTTTACAAAATATGAAAATTTTCTTCAATTCACGAAAATAATTTTCAATTCACGAAAAAAAATCTACACACACACAATATTTTTGAAAAAATCCAATCGACGTAAATCAAAATACATTTCAACTTACTTTTTGAATCATTCTATATTAAGGTGTTTTTTAGTTTAATAAAAACGAATATTTCTTAAAAATTAAAGAAATTTCTTAAAAATTAAAGAAATTTCTTTAATTTAAAAAAATCAATTATTTTAACCTATATTTTATGTATTATAATGAATAATTTAGAAATGGTATTTATA